AAGTTAGCAACAAAATAATCAACAATATCATTGCCATACTTTCTGGCTGCCTTGACAAAGAAATATCTGTCATTACGCTTAATAAATGTTTCATACTTTGCTTTCGTTTCTCCTCCATACTTAAAAAAATCAAAATCATCTTTTGAAAAATGCAATTTGATTGCTAAGTATTTTTTATAGATACTATATCCTTCTCTCATAAAATGTTATACACTAATAGTTGCCAATATAGTTTGTGGGTCAGACCTAGTGTATGGGTCAGCGTCTGCTGATTGATGATTATATCCTGGTTCTTGGTTAAATCTAGTCACAAGACCATCTTCTATAAGAGCAGAATATCTCCAACTTCTCATACCAAAACCTTGTGCCGGTTTACTTACTAACATACCCATGTTACTTGTAAACGTACCACAACCGTCTGGTATCATTTTTACTTTCTTAATACCTAGGTCTCTTGCCCAAGCATTCATTACAAAAGCGTCATTTACTGATACACAATAAACTTCATCTATTCTTGCATGTTTAAATCTATCATACATTTCCTCATATGCCGGTAACTGTTCACTTGAACAAGTTGGTGTAAATGCACCAGGTAGACTAAACAATACTACCCTTTTGCCTGCAAATAGTTCATCTGTAGTAACATCTTTCCATGTACCACCAATAAACGTACAACCACCTTTTTCATCGCTGTCGCCTTCTCTAAATTTAAATGTGTGAGGTTTTATTTTCCATGTTTCCATAATTTATCCTTATACTGGCAATGTTGCTGTCTTTGGTAAGAAATTCAAACTTTCAGCATTTGCCTTTATCTTTTCTTTTAAGTTTCTGTTAATTAAATGTGTCACTTGGTCTGGTTCAATCTGTTTCTCAGTACAATAATCTAATACAGCTTCCATATGACTTATTCTTTTTTGACTTGCTCTTTTTTCTATTGATAATGCGAATTGTTTAGGTGTCATTATATGTCTGTCCTAACAATATGTTTTCTCAATGCTCTAACAAGTCTTTCAACATTATCTATAATGTCAATTATACCTTTGTCTGATATATACTTTTGATGTTCTTTTAACTTGTCGTATTCTTTTATAGAAATCTGAACCATAGGACTTGGTGCCGGTGTTTCATTCTCAAAAGACTTATCTACTGAATTATCATCTGTCATTATTATTTCCTTGTGCATTTAAAAACTTTTCTGTTATATCGTCTTTATGTGCGTTCATTTGTTTGTTTCTCATTTCATAAAATAAAATATGGCATATGATAGCATAGTTTGCCATATCTATTAAGGTGTCGCCAATACTTTCGTCTTGTACTTTTAATTCACCTTGTTTACAGAAAGACATTAAACGACTAAACTTATCGCCTATTCGCATTGCAACGCCTTTCCATGCAGGAATACCTGCCATTTCACTTGTTCTAAAATTTTTGAATACATCATCAACAGAAGCATAATCATGCCTCTTATTGTCGTGTACTTGTCTCATCTTATCCAGAAGCTCGTAAAATTGTTCACTTTGTTTTGTCATAATCTCCTTATCACTTGTTAATGGTGCCGCTTCCCGGATTTGAACTGGGCACCTACTGATTACAAATCAGTTGCTCTACCAAATGAGCTAAAGCGGCGTAGTGCCTGTTTCTGTTACGAGGTACAGGCAAACCCTAAGCAACACTAGGCTGCTAAAGCATACTCGTTAAAGTTTGCATTTGTCACGTTTACACTCGCCAGTGAATTATCTCCAATGAACTTTCTCACAACGGTCGAACCTATATCACCCCCATCAAAACCACTTCATCTGTGGTACCACCATGCTTCATAGAAGTGGTTTTGGTGGAGGTGTTGGGTATTGCACCCAAGTCCCTATTGCGTACTTGTCTCATTATCATTGATAACTTCGTTTACAACATCTATCATTAAGTCTGTGTCCCATTGCCAGTCCACACCATAACCTAATAAACATGTCAGATTACTTTCTTTTATAGTCATTAACATACCACCAAACTCTAAAGTAGGGTGGATCCAAAATGATATAACGCCAATATCAGCACCTTCTAAGTCGCCACCTGCCTTAACTTGACCTGCAGCTAAACTTTTCATCTTAAACCCATTTACAATTTGTGTTAATACTGTTGTACTTTCACCACATGCCATTGGCACTTGTATTGGCATTAATGTACCAGGTAAAAACTCTGGTGCTTCGTCTGCTACTGCCTTATTAAACATTACATATAAAAGAAATATACTTATCAACCCAGCAACGTATAATCCTTTTTTAATTTGTTTTAGCATTTGTTTCTATCCATTTGTAAAAGTTTTCTATTGCTTCTTTCAATTTAGGTAGATAATCTTTTTTATCTTTTTTAAATATCTGTACAGAACCTTCCTCTGTGGTAATCAATATAACAACTTGGTCAATCTTTTCGCCAAAGTTTTCTTCATACATTTCAGCATAAGCACTACCTTGAATAAAGTAATTCTCAATCCAATCTTCTTGTTTGTCTGCTTTGCTTGTTTTAAAATCTATAATAGAAAGTTTACCTTCATATTCAGCAATACAGTCCACACGACCTGCAACTGTATATTTTTCACTATACATGCCTGCCTCTTGTAGTCTAATATTATTTATGTTTTGAAGTGTAGATTTTAACGTCTGAAACATCATGCGTGGAAGAAATTGCTTCTTATACTTTTCCACATCATTAATATCAATATTGTTTAAATGGTCTTCAATCATGTTATGTACTGCTGTGCCACGATTAGCACTAGTAATCATAATATGGTTAGCAACTTCGTTACCAACTCTCTCACGCCATTTTACGAGACCTTCTTTTTGTATTATTGATAATACACTTGTTATTGAGGGGTATTTACTGCCTGTTTCTAAATGTTCGTAAAATCTTTTACCATCAACATTCTTTGCCTTCAGGGGTGGCAACTCACCTGTAGGTTGCTTGTGAATAAACATAATAATCCTTTTTTTTTAACTATTCAAACTCTATTATATCACAATCCTACAGGAAAGTCAAGCTCTTATATCCAAGATTTTGCTGTCTCAGTAGTTTCTTCTACACGTCTAGTCCAACCTCTGCCAAATGTGGCAAATGTGGATAGTTCTTCGTAATAATTTTGTCTATTCTTTTGGTAGTTTTCTACAGCATATTCCACGTTAAACTTCTCAACATATTCGTTGACTTTTGCTAATGTCATAGGACCTATACCGCCATCTATTGGCAAGGCACCAACACAAGATTGTAAATACTTCGCTGCTCTGCCTGGACCTGCATTGACAGCAAAGTCAAATACACACAGGTCTAAACCTGATGGCAAATCATCACATTTACATTTGTCCCAATAACCTTTTTTGTAGATTGGTGCCACATCTTCGTGTATAAGGTCTTTCATATCCTTAGTACCACCAAATTCTTCGTAAACTCTTTTTGTAACACCTAAGTTAGTTTCACCACCTGGGTCTTTTGGGTGATTAACATATCCGCCTTCATGGTGTAATATTATTTCTAACGCTTCTTTAAACTTGTTGCTCATAGTGCAATCCTAACTTTATTTTGTTAATTAAATATGATTTAATCAATCCGCTTCTTACTATGTCATTCAAGTCAAACTCAATACATTTCATTTCGTTCATTTCTTGTAATATATTAACAAAATCTAGGATGCCATTTCTGTCTTGTGTTTTCGTTAAGTCAGTTTGTTGCATGTCACCAGCGAAGACAATTTTACTATCTTGTCCTACTCTGGTCATTATTGTATCTAATTCGTGGAAATTTAAATTTTGACATTCATCTACAATTATAACGCCATTATCTATTGTCACACCTCTTAAAAAGGAAGTTGTAAGAAAATCAATTGTGCCTTGATTTCTTAGGTCATTATATAATCTATCAAACTCAGCGTCACTACCTCTTTTAAACATAAACCTAACCATGTTCTGGTAAGGTGTTTGGTATAAGTACGACTTGTCCTCCTCATCACCAGGTAAGAAACCTATGTCTCTCGTTGGTATGATAGAGCGAACAATGTAAACTCTTTCTCTAGGTGATTTAGGATCCAATACGTCTTTCAAAGCATTATATAACGCTACGAAAGTTTTACCTGTTCCTGCTACACCATATAGGAATAATTCTTTATCTTTGTAATTATCAAAGACTAGTTTTTGGTTTTCTGTTATTGGTTTAATATCATTTAATTCCTTCAATGATATCTCCAATTGTTTCTTTTTACTTGCCATAATATTCCTTCACTTACGGATTTATGTGTTAACTCAGCTTACAATCTTTGGGTTATATGATATCCCTACAACTTAGTGCTGTTAACTATCATATAACTATTTAGACTATTTAGATTTTACCTTTTGCTCTTTTTCTGGACTTTTTGAGAGCGTCTTTTATCTTTAATGTTTTGTGGTCTTTTTGACCATATCTGTCAGCAAGAGCACTTTCTGGATGTGCTTCTGCAACTCTTCCCAACATGTCTTTCCAACCACTATCAGTTTTACTATCAAGTTGACCTACACTACCTACTATGAGTGGTGCAGCCGGTACAAGACCTATTTTCTTTTTATTCTTTTCTAAGTATTCTTCCATTTCAGATATAGACATCAAATCAGTCCATTGTTCATCTGTCTTTTTATTTCTAAATGTATATGTTGGCATATGTTTATTTATGCTGTTATTCTGGCAGCGTACCAGGATGGTACGTCACGTTTAGACCATTTAGCAAAATATGCTTTTGCTTCTACATAATAATTTTTGTAACTAGCAATACTATCATTTGGTACTATACATTGAGGATAGTGTGACATTGCCGGTGTTGGTTCTCGCCAACCTTCTTGTTTAATATTATTAGGTGCATTTGCTAGTATCTCATTCAGTTTAAAGTTTGTACTATGTACTTTACCATATCTGTGTGTGTACTCTTGTCCTAGTTTTTTAAACAAATCATACAACCATAGATACTGCATTTTGGTTTCTCTTGCCCATACAGCACTAGGGTGGTGGTAGTGTACTGCTTTGTATATAATGTCTTCTCTTTTATCTTCCATAATATAACGTTTCACTTTTCTACCTGTCTTACTTCTACCTTCAATCTCTTTACCGTCTAGCATTCTATGTGCTGTAGATAATAATTGAGCGTATTCTACAATCATCTTTACAACGTGTTTATCTACATGCTGTTCAGCACATGTCTTTGTATCGTGGTTTAAATAAAATATATTCACTAAAACTCCTTCACTTTTTCCATTAACTTAATTAATTTTAATCTAAACATATTATACATCATTGGCAACTTTTTGTCAACCTTTTTTAAATATGCTCTTAGAGCGTCAACACGTTTCCAGTATAATTCTTCTTTAGAGTTCATAGACACCTACTATATTATGTTTAATAACTTGTTTAATTAGTGATGTATAGTTCTTTTTTGTCGCATACTTCGTTAGAGTATCAGCAAGTTGGTATACATCTGCACCGTTGCTTCTTGCTTCTCTAAATTCTTCATAAGCAAATACTTCGTTAAGGATCCTTACATAGTCCTTTACACTATCACATCTAGTTTCATAAACTTTAACACCCCAACCAATCCATTTTGTTTGGTCCCATGTAATTGGTAATAACCATTTACTATCTTTGTTGAAAGTTCTAATACCAAATAAATTATTACCTTCGTTGGCAAATCTACTTTTACCCCAACCTGTCTCTAATGCCGCTTGAGCAATGATTAGTTCTTTTGGTATTTGTTTTGAAATATCTGTTGTCTCATAAATTTTGTCTATACATTTTGATAGTGTGTAAACAAATTGAGATTTTGTATCTGTATTGATAACAGGTAAAACATTAGGAAAATCTTCTATCTCCTGGTATTTGATTAGTTCTACTTGTTCAGTAAATTCTTTGCAACCATCATCTGTACATGGTTGTTCTTGTGCTACTGCGTGCCATATAAACACACCAGCAATTAATAATAATATAGTTGAAAATATTTTCATAAGACCTCCTTAGTCAATATTAGTTGTATCATTGTCAATAGTAAGTGTTAGTTTAATACCATTTGCACCAAACGTTCTACGCCATTTGTAGAAATCAATGTTGTGGTTACAACTGTTATCTTCTAACGCATAATATTGCCATAAATGTACCATTTCATGTCCTAACACTTGTAAAAAAGTGTCAAAGGATTTCATTTTATAATGTAATTCTAAATGACATTCTCTAGGTTTCTTTTTTCGCTTTTCTGATTGGTCATTAAATACTACTTGACCAACAGCACCTCTTAATCTTCTAATAGATATACTATCAAAAGACGGTAGTTTTCTTTTAAAGATAATATTATTTAGTATATCAAACCACAGCTCAGCGTCTGTAAGTGTGGGATAATAAGGAAACTTTTTGTTAAAGTTTTCTGCTAATCTATCTATCTTTTTTCTTGCCATATGTTATCTAAGATACTCATTTTTATATAACAGTTTAGCACCGTATTCTTGTTTTGCAATATCAAGGACTTCATCTACATTGTCCTCATCAATACCACATAATGATAAATTGTCAACATCTGCTAATTGTTTTTTAGCAGTTGTTTCATCAATAGAACCTATACAGTATTGATTGATAATATTATCAGATTGTTCTTCAGCGTTGTCCCACGCCATGTTTTTAACTTTACTCATTATTGACCTCCTTCATAAAATTCAATAGTCCCAAACATTTCGTAAGATATTTTAGGACAAGTATTCATAATAACAATTTTCATTGTATCTCTAACCATAGTATCTAATCTATCAATAAAGTTAGCGGCAGCAATTAATTGATTGCCAGCAATAAGATGAGCAACGGTCTCATAATCTTGTCCGTCAAACGGAGTTTTGGTATATTTAAGTAGATTGTCTCTAGTAGTTTTAAGTTTCATAATATAACCTTTCGTTTTCTTGTTAATATACTTATAATATACACTAAAAACAAGCAAAAGTCAAGTAAAAAGGACATAAAAAAACCTTTATTTTTCAATGCTTTTTAAATAAAAAGTGTGTCAGGATGTCGCACTAAGCGTTAATTCTCATAAAATTGTCGTCCCAATTGAACGCTTCCTTTACTAAATTCTCCGTCAAACCTTTATAAACTTTATTTAATTCTTTACCTTTAATGTGTAAAAGTAACTTTGCTTCTTCATCACTTAATGCTTCAAGTGTTTCTATAAACATGTTTTCTCTTTTCATCTGTTTTAGTTGTGGATTACCACCTTCTAAATAGTGGAACAATTTTTTTGTTTCCGCTTTTAACCATATATGATTTTCAGTACCTAGTGGTGCTTCATTCTTTTTATATGGTGGGTTTTCTTCTGGTAACTTCCATACTAATTTAGGATCAAATGCTAACTTCATTAACATTCTTAATTCATTAGTGTCATACTTATTCAACACTTCTATTTTTTTCTTTTTATCTTTCGCATTATTAACCTTTGTTAATATTTCATGGAATGATAATTGATACATTGGTTCAGCCATTTTAAAACTCCTCTATTTTGCCAATCAATTCTTTCAAATCGTTATTAATTAAATAAGGTAATATCTTTTGTTTAGATTGTACCTTAATGTTTTTGTATGTATTATATATGTCTTCTTCCATATCATCTGGAATATAGTCAAAGTCAATTAGTCTCTGGTTTCTTTGGTAGTTTCTATAGTGATATTCATTACAGAAAGTCTTAGGATCCTCACCTTTCATTAAAGTGTCAATCCAATATGATAATTTTTTCTTTTGTATAGGTTTTTGTTTAATCTTATTTACAAAGGTATCATCTGGTGACAAGAAGTTAGGTATGCCATCAGAGGTATCACCTCTCATTATATGCTCAAAGATATACTCTTGTGGATTTTGTGTTTCTATCATCTTCTTTTGTATAGGTGCATATTGTGATACACTTGGATACTTTTGAAGTTGTTGAAAGTCTTTGTCACCTGATATAATTAAAATCTTTTCGTCTGTAGCAATGTTTAATCCTGTCTTGTGTTTTTTACATAGTACAGCAATAATGTCATCTGCTTCAACATTATCTAATTGTACAACTTTATAGTGGAAGTTGTCTCGTATTTCTTCTTTGATTATATGTAGTAAACCAAATACACTTTCCCAATCAGTTTTGGACTCGTCTCGTCCTTCTCTACGTTTTGCTTTATAGTGTGGAAATATATCTCTACGCCAAGGTGCCGGTCCGTCAACTGCTATGATAACATCACCTGGATAGTCTTGTTTAAATCTGTGTACTAATCCTCTAATAGAGTTTAGTATCATGTGTCTAACAATAGGTATAGACAAGGTCATCTTGTCTTTACTCATTGCTAACTGTACAGCGATATTACTAATCGCTATCTGGCTGTAGTCTATCAGTATCATCTAAATTTTCTCCTTCAAATTCAATTTCGTCTTCATCATCTTTGTCACAAATTCTTTTACCTTCATAATCAATTACTGAAAATGTCCTACCTGATTTATTGTCTTTCTGTTTATACATGAGACCATTTGTGATATCATGGAAAGGGTGGTCAAGGTTTAGTTCTCTATACAATAAACCTTTAAACGCCTCCATAAAAATACCTAAGTCTAAGAAAGTTTTGCTACTTAACTTTGGGTCAGGTTTACCTATACCTAAACCTTCTTGTTGTAACTGTGCTAACAGTCCAATTACAATTTCATCTGCAACTGCATTGGCATATTTCCTTGTTTGTTCATTTGCTATCTTCTCATCAACAGTTTGTTTCTGTTGTTTGGTCAGATTAGGTAAATGTTTTCCTTCAGGAAACGATAGAATTTTCGCTGTCATCTAGTATCACTCTCTTTGATTTTGTCCATCCTGGGTTGGTACACCAATCTTTATTCCTTGGTTTCACCTTGAAAATTGATTTTACCTTCATTTATTAAGTGTTCTCGCAAATCAGTATAACCACCAATCAGTTCGTCACCTTTCATAATTTGAGGCATAGACCGTACTTGTTTGCCTATCATTTCAAACATTTTATCTGGTGTGAACGTAGGCGACAGTTTATGTTCCTCAAAAGGTAAGTTTATACTATTGAGTAAGGACTTTGCCTTTGTACAATAGACACAATTATCTTTTGAAAATACTTTATACATTATTTACTCCGTTGCTATTTCTGTTAAACTATCTATAGCGTCATTCGCTTTAATATTAGCTTCTGCCATATTTATATCTTTTTTAGCTTCTGCTTTTATTAATTCAGCTAACTTGTTTAACTCACCTAACGGTAACTGTAAACCCATATAAACTCTATACTCATTGTCTCCAGTTATAGATACAGCAATCTGCCATTGTTCATAACCTTGTACTTTAGTTTGTTTAATTATGTTTACAATTGTGGACTCTGCTTTAGAGTTTATAATCTTAGAACCTTCTTGTCCTAATTCTTGTATAAACACATTAGCATTCTTATTCATTTCACCATGCATTACATCTGCTAAGTCAGCTTTCGCTACCATTGTTGCTTTGTCCATTGCAAGTTGTAAATCTGGACTTGTCGCCACACCTACACCATAAAGATAAAACTTGTCTTTCTTATTAAAGAGACCTTTCTTACCTTCTTTTTCTACAAACCATTTAGGTACTTCTTCTAACATACCAGACTTGGTCTGTCCCTCATGGTCAATTTTTACTGTCTTAGCACAACCTGTAACTAATAGACCTAGTAAAATCATTATTATTATTTTATTCATTTTCTTATCACCTCTCTTATATACTCTATTGAATTGTGGTATATATCAAACCCAATATCTGGATTGTGATATACTATTATACCACCTATTATCATACCAAAGATTAACTTCATTGTTTCTCCCACGTGCCTTCATTTGTTAAACATACCGTATCAGGTATTAAACCGCCTTCAACTTTTCTACAGTAGGCAGGCACATTATCCTGTCCGTAATAAAATTGAGCGAATAGTTGCCAGTAAGTAGGACCTATAACACCGTCTCTACATATCATTTTTCTACTGACTTCGTTCTCCATGTTTTCATCATAGATAACTTCTATAACACAATTACTCTTTGTGAATTTAGGTGTCTCGTCATTTGCTATTGCACCTGACCAGATTAATATTGCTAATATCAATACAATAAAAAACATTACATTAAAGTTTGGTTCTCTCATACAGTATCATCATTATAAATTGGTTTCTTCTTACTTGGTTTTTCTTTATTCATTGAATACATCATACCAGCAGGTATTAATAGTATTGCTAATGAAACTAGTATACCATAAAACATATTCATTACATTACCCTCTCTATTATTCTCCATCTGCCATCAGGCATTTGACATGCCTTACCAAATTCTGTACTTCTATCTAAACTACCAATACCATTGAACGGCCAGCCGTCTTGTATATTAACTGTAGATTGATAATCAACACATTTAGCACCTGACTTATGTACATAACTATTCACAATCTTAACATTACCTTGATTGCCTGTAGCACTATTGTGCCACATAAAGTAATTAGTTTTACCAATAGGCATATCATTTAAATGGTCAACAAATAAACTGGCGTGGACTGTTCTATCGTTCATACTTCCACAACCAGTTAACATTGTAAATATTATTGCGATACTAAAGTAACGCATCCAACTCCCTTTTAGTTAGAGGGTCGCCATGTCCTTCTGCATGACCAACTGAGTCCATTGAAACTCTATCAGAAAGGATATCTTCATCACCTTCATCTTCATCAACTTTCTTAATGACAGGAAAAGGTTTCGTGCCGTCATATCCTTGAGCAAGTCTCTCCCAATTCACATCATAGGGTAAATTTAACCCACCCATTTCTCTAAGAAATTTTGCTTTGTCTAAAGGGTTATCGTAAGAGTTAAACTCTTTCAAAATACCTTGCATAGATAAATCGTTCTCTTTAATCTTTTGTTGTATAGTTTTTGTAGTCATATTATAGTCTCCTCGTTGTTATTAATAATATATTGTTAACACTATCATGCTTTAATAGAAAAGTAAATGTGACAGGATGTCGCACTACTTACCTATGTCTTTCACGTTAGATTTAGTAATTACTTGATAAGCACCTTTGTTGTAGGCAGGAGCGATAGTAAAATTTTTACTTTCTTCAAGTCGCCAGTTATTTACAGGTTTTGTACCACCTGAAAATTTTTTGTCAATCCAGTATTTTGCGTCTAGTCTTTTCGTACTGTCTTTTGAAATCTCGTCATATGTAACAGTTGTATATTTTGGGTTTTGTTTCATTACAATTCTACCTTTATCATTCACTTTTAGACCTAGTCTTTTTAAATACTTGATATGCTTTGCTAAAGCAATCATATATTCTTTAGTAGGTCTTCTTCTTTTTAAACGTCTTATTGCACCAGACGTATTGTGTGTATAAATTATTGCCATCTATTGTCTATATCCTATCATAAAAGAGTGCTTTTGTCAAGCCTTTATTTGTTCTCGTTTTGTTCGTAGAGTTCCTCTAGTCCTGTGATACCCATTACTTCTCTCATTTCTACAGGATCCTGTGGTGCCACTGCTTTCTCAAAATCGTCTACCTGTTTCTCCCACTTCCTCTGAATAGTATCAATTAATTTAAAGGTAGCATTATCTGTACCTACTCCTAAGGAGTTCTTAATATCCTTCAACTCATCAATAAATGTTAATTCTGCAATCATAGTTCTTTCCTTTCGTTTTCTTAAACTCATACTTTTTTCCAACCTAGTGCTTCAAGGTCTATATTATCAGATTGTATATTTGCTTGTCTTCTCTTTTCTTTAATAAAAGGATCTTTTATCTCATCATAACAAGGATGGTCTTGCAAATCAGTCCAATCGTAATCAGTTTTCCAATCATACTGTTTTTTTAAATCAACTGTCATCATTTTAGGATCCTTAATCTGTTTCACTAAACTTTCCAGTTCTGCTATACCGTGCTCTTCCATACCATTCTCAATATCTTTGATGGCATATTCTATTGTTTCTATAATATCTTCTTTTGTCTTAATTGTCATAACACTCCTTGTTCTTACTGTCACCTTGTAGTTTACATTTATACTCTTTATCTGTCTTCAATCTCAAATCAACTATAGCACCTTCTAATATGTAAGGTAAATGTTTCTGTACACTTATCAACATATCAATGGCATACATATGGGCAATTCTAGCAAGGTCGTCACTTAACACTTCACTATGGTCCATGTTATTGATATTTCTAATTACATGACTAACAACTGTTTCAACATACTCTTTTGAAACTATTGGTTCATCTGCTTTCACTACGTTAAATATTGACCAAGACCAAATATAGACCCAAGCAACAAAAACGTAAAAAAATGTTTTTCTCATTAAGCATTCTCCTTCTTTAAGGTTAATATAGTCATTATAATGGATACAATCATTATTGCTGTCATAATAAAAAACATAGTCCAGTTTTCATTACCCATACAATGTCCTTTACAATCTTCTATAGCACCAACCGCCATGATGGCAGCAAGTATCGTAGTCATTGAAAAAAATGTGTTCATAATATATCTCTCTTTCTAGTTATTGTATTTCTGCTGTTTCATAGTCACTTGTATAATCTTCAACATAATCTTGTAATTCTGAAAACTTACCTGATAAATCAACAGTATCAACTTCTGTGTTTTCAGCATTATTCTCATTATAGTCTTCAATCAACTCATTCATTTTTTCTTCAGCGTTATCAAGTAACTTGGTAACTTTGTCTCTCATTTGTTCATATGTCATAATGTTTTCCTTTGTTTTATTCATAATATAGATATACTATACATGAAAAAGACCAAAAAGTCAACAACTTTCGCTACTTTTTTTGATTTTTTTTTATGGAGGAACCGTTGCAGGACGCAGGTTCTGGCTGTGCGACAATCCGCACAGCCTAATGTTCTTGTTTTGTTCTACTTTATTTAATAGATTTTATCGCAATTTCACCTTCAGCAAGTGGTATTAAACCAACGTCTGTTAAGAAACCTCTAGGTCCTATTGCTCTCTCACTCATAAACAAATTAATGTATTTTTCAAATCCTGGTATTACTTCACTATGTTGCATTTTAGCATAGAAATATAAAGGTCTACTAATTGGATATGAACCATCTTGTATACCTTCTAAAGATATCTCAACACCTTCTATTGTGTGTGCGATTGCTTTATCTCTATTACTATCAAAATATGAATAACCAAAGATACCAAACTTCTCATTATCGCCTTGTAACTTTTGTACTATAAGGGTATCGTTTTCACCTGCCTCTATAATAGCACCATCTTCTCTCATTAAGTTACATTTCTTTTTACCTTCTTTTTCAAGTATGTCTTTTGGACATCCTTTTTTCAT